AGAGGTTTCAAAACGTGGCATAAGTATTCTGATGACCAAATCGAAGCATTGGATAAATGGATTCGTTGGATGGGAGAAAGAGATGGTATTGATATCAGAGCAGGTCTTCCAGCGTTGGTTAAAGAAAAAGGTGCAGCAGCATTTGAATTTAATGAAGATGCGTATTATGGTAAAGTAAAAGGTGTTTGGACACACACAAACACACGTAAAGATAAGTTTGATATGTTCCCACAACAAGAGTTGTTGGATATGTTAGCTTCCTTATAATCTAACCAACGATATAATTTATGAACCCACCTATGGTGGGTTTATTATTTTATTATAGTCCCTATTTTTAATCAAAAGCTTTTTAGATGAAAATAGACCAGGTTTATATCATTTCTATAGACCACCGTCCCGAATACGTTCAAGAACTTATTGACAGGGCAAGACAGATACCCTTACCTTATGGAACGCCGATAAAGGTGATTGAAGGGTTTGTGGGTAAACGACTGATTGAAGAGGACGGTTTGGAGTATAAGTTATATGACGGTTGGAAAATTCCTGAAGAGGAATTTGCGTATGACTTTTGGAATAGACACACCACCTATGGTGAAGCTGGTGGGATGATTTCGCACACATTATGTTGGGAGGATGCTTATCATAATGGTCACAAACATGTGATGATATTGGAGGACGATTTCTTACCTATGAATCGTTTGGATTGGAATATCTTCGATGAGTTACAGGTTTATGAATGGGATATGTGTTTAGTTGCTCACAACTCATTACATAGGATATTTCCTGTTATTGGTGAACCTATAAGAGTTGGGTTAAAAAACTTTGTTAGACCCACTTATTTCTATAACACTCACTGTTATATATTGAATACTAAGGGTATAAAAAAACTCGTAGAACAACATTTACCTACTTTGAAAAAGAATATAGTTGTTTCTGACGAGTTTTTTGCTGCGGTTATGGCGACACACCCAAGGAAAGATATGAGGTCCATGTACATTTCAAATATATCGGCAATTGCCACCAATATTGATTATGTTACACAAACTAGATTTCAAGACGCAGGTAATTCACTTACTGAACCTACCGAAGATGATTTACTTCGTGAGAAGAATCTTGAATCTAAATAACTCCCCATCATTTTTCATTACACCATAGTAGATACCTGCAGATAGTAGGGGGAGTTTCAATACATTACGTTGCTCTGTATCGAACACAGTATTGTGTACCAATCGACCACCTGAATCGTGAAGGTAGAATTGTGTTTGATTCTCCCATGAAGTTTCAAAGACCACCTTTGACAGTTCCACTCTTTGGTAGGTTGGAAAAATCTTATTTTCTATTTGGATATCCACAACTTTTGTAGTATCTTGTGAGGTCGTATCTTGAGTTACGGTATCCTGTACCTCAATAATTTCAACCTTAAAGACATAATAGAATGGGTCGTCCGTAGAATTATTTGTTGCGTCATTCCAACTACCGTCCAAATAATAGTTACCCATAAGGTAATGTTCATTTTGTCCTAAGTTGTTGGGTTCGGGTCCATTTGTGATTTGTGAGGTATCGGTCTCCCAGTCATCATAATCCCATTGAGTTCCGTCCAACCAAACCCAATTCCCCTCTTCGGTTTCATCGTGACCACCCAACCAATAGAACGGTTGGATATTATCATTGTAGTGAAGTAGGTTTATACGGTCATAAACAAATAGGTTTTCATCTTCACTATGAATGGATAATAGATGTAGGTTACTGTCCACACTTTGAATGTGTTGTTCAGCATCCCAAAAACTAAATCTTTCTTTTGATGCAAAATAACGGTAACCGTTGTAATCACCTAATGTGTCTGCGTGGTTATATGATTGGGACAACAAAGTGAAGGGAAGTAGAATAAGTAAGAATATATTTTTCATAATAAGAGGGGGAGTTTCCTCCCCCGTTTTAGATTAGAGTTTCAACAATACCGCTGCGTGACCGTTCCATTCTTTGATTTGACGTTTCGGAATCCAAAACTCGAAAGCTCCGACCTCATCGATACGTTCAGCCATTTGTTGTTTGAACTGAGGGATGTCTTTGCGAGACGCTGGATGTGGAACACCTACGTACTTAGCACATACAGGACCTACACCTGTCAGTTGAGACATATCATCGGTGAGGGTACGTCCACAACAACGACAGATACCACCGTTCTCTTTTGTGAGTTTTGCCTCCAACCTCATAGCCTTCTCAGAGACGGTGATGACTTTGGTTACGTCAACTAAGATTGGGTGGAAGTCTAATTCGTATTCTTCTTTGATGTCCATTGCGATGTTGCGACCCAATTTGATGGTGTTTCCAACCAAGTCAATGTTGAGGTCTTTTTGAGACTTCTTAGCCTTCTCACGTGAGATTGCGTTGTTGGCCGCAGTTACTTGCTTCTTAGTTAGACGACGGTACTTGTTGTACTTTGATTGGATATCTTTTACGAATTTCAACTCACCATCGTAGTTAACAATGTTTTTGATGTTTTCAGGTAGTTCTTCTACGTTCACATCTGATTGACGTACTTCGTTCATAATAATCTTCTCAGCGAATGATTTTTGCTTTGGTGTTAGACGACCCCATTTTGCCAATCCTGGTTTGAGGTTCATAATAAAGGTGTTTGTTCCTTCGTAGTTTCTTACTTTTTCTTCGATGTTGATTCCTGTTACTGTCATGATGGTGGGTTTATGTTTCTTATTAACAATACAAAGATAAGGTTTCTTTACTAATTACACAACTATTTATTAAGGAATAAACTATATAAAAAATAATTTCGAAATGTTTGTATGTAGAAGAAGTGCTGATAAAGTTGTGGTTTTCGTAACTAGCTCAGGACAATTAACAATTAATGAAGGTGGATTGACATCAGTAGGTGCTCAAGAATTTTCAGGTACAGAATCATCATGGGCTTCACCAGATTATGAAGTAGTTGATTTATCGAACAAAGAAGTATCTCTTCCAGAAGGTTACTTTGGTGAGTCACACAAGTTGGTTGAGGACGGTGATTCATACCGTTGGGACGCAGTCTAATTGTTTAACACAAGGAAAAAAGAAGGGGACATTACGTCCCCTTTTTTAATTTATTGCACCCATCACTCGTTTCATAAACCCATTCAGGGCATCACGTTGTGGGGTACCGTCTTTTATCTCTTTCATCACCTCTTGCGCTCCTGAGATATTTGAGATGAGCTCTCCGATGACTTCCATTTCTTCATCTTTGAGTCCTCTTGCTTCTGAGATACAAAGAAGAACCTCAATCGTTTCGTCTAAGTAATCTTCATCAAATTCACCTGATTCTACAATCGTTTTAATTATTGGTAACTTCATTTAATACGTCTTGTATAACTTCAATTTTATTACCCTGAGATTGTTTCACCAATTTGCCATCCACAAATCCTGCGAATGTTGGTAGGTTGGATACATCTGCGAACTGACGTGAACCTGGTAGTTTCTCAGCATCCACATAAACGAATTGGATATCTTCATTTTCTGTGGACATTCTTTTGAACTTAGGTTTTGTCAATCGACAGTTACCACACCAACCAGCTCCGTATTGGACCATTACTTTGGAGTTATCAGAAAGAATATCTCCTAAGTTGTCTTCTTTTAACTCAATCATCTTAATTGTTACTTAAGTACGTTGATACTCCTTCACGAGTTGCTGACATTGCTTCTTTACCTTCTTCCCAGTTTGCTGGACATACCTCACCGTGTTTTTGAACATGAGAGTAAGCGTCGATAAGACGAATGTATTCATCCACGTTTCTACCTAACGGCATATCGTTTACTGATTCATGGAATACTTTACCTTCCTCATCAATTAGGTAAGTTGCTCGGTAAGTAACGTTATCACCTTCTACTTTGATACCACCGTTGTTTACATCAAAAGTTTCTGTTAGGTCTAAGATACCTAATCTGTTTGATAGTTCACGAGTGGTGTCAGCGATTAATGGGAATGTTACTCCTTCGATACCACCGTTGTCTTTTTCTGTGTTCAACCATGCGAAGTGTACTTCTGCGGTATCACAAGATGCTCCGATGACGATTGTGTTACGGTCAGCAAAGTCCTGTAATTTTTCTTGGAAGGCATGGATTTCAGTTGGACATACAAAAGTGAAATCTTTAGGGTACCAGAATAATAAGACTTTCTTAGATTCTGATTTTGCTTTTTCAACGACATTCAACTTGAACGTATCACCCATCTCATCGATGGCGTTGACTGTGATATTTGGGAATTGTTTTCCTACGTGACTCATAATAAAAATGTTTTGTTATAACATATAGTCTATAAAAAACAAAAGTCCAATAGAATTACTCTATTGGACCTTAGCTTTGGTGGAGGTGTCGGGAGTCGAACCCGAGTCTTGCTCGCATCACCCATAAAGGACTACACGTTTAGGTCAATGTTGGTTCTCAACATTCCGAAATAAATGGTTTGATGTGTGTGGGAAACAAACCAATAAACAACCTGGTCTCAGAGTTATTTAAGAGAGCTCTGACCTGTGACTCCCGTATACAGACTTCTGTTCAAAGGTTATATGTCCACCGACCCGTTTCACTGTTGCGTCTTACGCTACAGTTACTTCTTCAGTGCGTAGAAGACCTACAGCCTGAAGTTTTGCGATTGTTTCGCCAGTTAAAAAAAGTGTCACCATAGATTAAAGTGATAGATAACATCTCACTACGTGCCCCGTATGACTATCTACGCCAATCGATTCCAATTCACCCCCATATTTTCAAAGAACCTTTCTTTCTGACTACAAATATAAATACTTTTTTTATTCTGACAATATATTTATAGAAAAAGATTTTTAATTATGGGAAAGAAAACCATTCGTTTAACGGAAGCCGATATAGAGAAACTGGTTCAGAAAGTTTTGTCTGAACAAACTGAGAGTGTCTTACTGGACAAACTTAATGATAAAATTGAATCTGTCATGATAGAAAAACAGGGTGATATCTTAAATAGTTTTAATGTAGTGATTGAGTCTAAAAATAATGAAGACCCATATAATAATCCTATGATATTAACAATTGCAAATATCAATGTACCAATAAATTATTATAGACTTGTTAATAATCTTCCTACATGGTTTAGAAAAAATATACCAAGTAAAAAGTACACGGTAGGTTCAGTACCACTTTCTACTTTTTATAATGATATTTGGGATGGTGATGAAGTTTTAGAAAGGTTTTATAATGATAATGAGTATGTCAAAAATCAAATGGATACATTATCAGTTCCCTTATCTCTTAGTGTTATGTCTACTAATGATATAGCCGTAACACAATTTAGGAATAGAAAAAAAAATCGCAGAGGTAAACGACCATATGTGAGAGGTAATGAAATGCCATTAGGTGATTTTTTTAAGACTGGTGGTGGTAAATTTGGCTTAAATAAAAATATAATGTTGGCGGTTGAGTTTGGTGGTTTAACTATAAAGTTAGGTGAAGTATATATTCTTCCACCACAATCACCAGAAGGTGAAACAATTAATACTGATGAATTTGCAACTGAAAAGATTAAATTAGACTTGGTTGATGTATTTAAGTTTGACACTATCGATATGATTGACCCTTCAGGTTATCAAGAAATATTAAATAAGTTTAAGAATGATTTAAGTCAAGGACTTAAACGTATGCGAGGACTTAAAGAATTTTTACAAAAACAAAATTTAGTAGTAAATGGTTATGCGTCTCGTGATAATGACCCTAATGAACAAGTTCAAGGAAAATTCACTGGATGTAGAGGATATGGTGATGGAACAAGAGGTCAGTACAATTTATGTCTATCTGAAGAAAGGGCTAAGAAAGTTGCTGAGGATTTACAAGAAATATTTAATAGTTTAGGTATTAATGTGACTATCAAAAGTAAGGGTCATGGTGAGACAAGTAAATTTGGTTCTGCATGGTCAAAAGAAAAACCAACAAAACCAAAAGATACTCAACCTAACAGAAGAATTACTTTTAATATACCGAAATATACAGAAACTACACGAAACTAATAAAAAAACCTCTCATTGAGAGGTTTTTTATTTAAGTGCAGAGAATAGAGTCAAGGCGATATCTACACTTCTCGTTTTCTCATTATAACTAGAACTAATACCTAAAATTTCAAGTTCTCCAAACATCCCAATATTCATGATGGTTCCTTGGTGACCTTTTGATTTTAACCATCCATTAATAGCTTTTTTTGCAACGTCTTGATAAGTGGTTTGACCTCTTATTGATATTCTTGCCAGTATTTCACCCCTACCAATATAATCATATTCAGTAGTATCAACACCAATATCATTTAGAATCATAATTACTTCATTTTTGGGTAACGAATTAAGATAGCTGTGTGAAGGTCTGTGACGACAACCATTATTTTTCATATATTCAACAGAACCCTTACTGTGTAATTCCGCACCTACTTTACTAAAATAAACCTCAACCTTGTTGTTTCGTTTTTCATGGTACGCAATTACTTCATCAAACAAAACCTGATTCATGATGGAGTCATTAAACCCTTGTGAAAATACGGGAGTTGAAAGTAGGGTGAATAAAATTATGTTGATTATCTTTTTCATATGTTGTTTATCTATACTTCAAATATAAGGGTTATTTATCAATTATCCAAACTGTCAAGTATTTATAGTTAACTTTTATGATTAAATTTCAGAACATACTACTCGAAGGTAAAAAGGAGAACCTTATAGATAAGTACAAGGACAGTCCTACCTTTGCCGATGCCACTGAGTTGTTGGAGAAACTTATCGACGGTGACCCTTCAGCAACCAAAAAGTATTCTGAGTGGATGATTAAACAAATGATTAGTCTCGGTGACCCAATTACGTTCTCAGTTGCTGACAATGTAAATTTATTCATTGACCTTATTGAAAGTTTCCATAAGAGTGCCACGGCAATCAAACCAGAAGATATTGACTACGCAGCCTCAACATCATCATTTGTTGATGCTTCTAAGATTAAGTCATCACCTAAAGACATTAACAAATATAGTATTTGGGGATTACAAGCGGTGATGAACGCTGTCCGTCAGAGACAAATCATGGTCCAAAAAGAAAAGGAAGTTAAGGGCGAGTCTGATAGAATATATGAAGATAATAGGTTCTTAATTGTTCAACCGTATTCTCACGGTGCTTCGTGTTACTATGGAGCTGGAACCAAATGGTGTACAACGACAAAAGACGATACCCGATATTTTGACAAATATTCAGAAGAAGGAAACCTATTTTATATCATTGATAAGACATCGAAAGATTCCACGTGGGGTAAGATGGCCTTATTTGTAAGAAGTAACGGTACAACGGAGGTATATGACCAGAAAGACTCCGTAAGAAGCTTAGATGTATTGTTAGATAGATTCTCACCAATCCAAGAACAAATCAGAAAGTTGGTTAAAGGAAACAAACATTACGAAACATTAAAAGGTATACAAGAAGGTAAAATAGACCACGTCAGAGGTAGAATACAAAGTGACCATTTGGTTAAGATTGAAAAAGAAGGGGATGATAAGTTTGTAGTAAAACTCAAATTTGATGGTCCTGAAGAATTCCTTAAGTTTTTTGAGGAAGATGTTGATGAAGGTGACCTTAGATTCATCAGTGATATTATTGACCCACCTTACGGTTCTGAATTAAGTCTATACGACCCCTATAACTTTGATGATGATTTCCTTGAGGGTTATGTGTTTAGTTATTTCTCAAACGAACATTTGAAAAAACTAAAAGAAATTATTGAAATTTATGACCCTGAGGTGTCAAACCTGATTGTTGATAATGATGGTACCTATAGTGTTAAACAGGATGGTGAAAAAGAGTTGGCCAAATTTATGGTAGATAAATTGGGTGATGACTTTATGAGTAATTTAAGTGATACGTACTCAATCGCACAAAACCAAGCCATGGAAAGAGGTACTCAGAAAGAATTTACAGAAGAGTTATGTGATATATTGTCTGAAATAGGTTTCCATAAAAATAATTCTGAAAGTTGTTTTTACAACTATAATATTGATTTGAAAGATTTATTAGAATTATTTGAATCTGAGGATTACCTAAAGGATTTGAATCTTACTGATATGTTGAAAAATGTAATACCACATAGAGTTTCATTCCCGATAGATTATCCATACGACGTCATCTATAACAATTTCGACAGTGAGACGTTTGACCATTATTTCAATGATGATTTATCAAATATATTAGAAAAGGAATATGATAAATTGGATGATGCTGATTTCTTCTTAGACTTCGACCAGTACCTAAATGTTATGAATAGAGTGAAGGAAATGTATGGTAGATTTGGAAAGAATATTCCAATACCAACATCTGAAGATGCAAATATCAGGATTGATGGTGTGGACCCAGAAACGAATAAAGTGAAATTTACTCTTAGTAGATTTAATTCCGATATAGATTCTTTTGAAACAAAAAAAGGAAAGTCGAAACTTTCCTCTATTATTTCTTTGATGAATAACTATCAGTTATTCGACCCCTTTGAGTAAGAAGTTTTCCCTTAATATTTTATAAAGTTCAACTGCGTCGTCCTCATCTAAGTATAGGACATCACCAGTGTGATTACTCTCAATGGTAACTCCACCCCATTCAACAACTACTTTGTGGTCATTCAACTCATAAGTCTCATCATCTAATCCATCGAACAGAGTATTATCCCAATCACCCAAGTCGTCTTCGGCATCATCAAGATTAAACAAACCTCCGTAAGAATATACTGGTGGTTCGTAGGCGAACTCTTGCTTTTCATACCCAAACTCGTTGACCAAGTTAATACCTGTTCTGATGGCCTTCTCCACATCGTCCAACACTACGAATTCGTTGGGGGTATGCATTTGGTAATACCCACAGGAAAGATTGATACAAGAAACGTCACTTTTCTTCTTAATCTGAGACACGTCAGTAAAAGGGTGTGACTGTTGTTCCATATCCGTTTCCATGGTTTTCTTAATTACAGGTAGTGCTCTGTTGATGAATTCCCCGTTTTCCTCAAACAGGCGAACTCCCGAGCATATCTCGGTAATTAGATGGTTACCAGGTGCATCGTATTGAACGACATATCCTACATTGTTAAGGAACTTGACATCACATTTGCTGGACCCGATACAACCAGTCTCCTCAGAGACGAAAAACCCTACTTTTACATTTGACAGTACTCGGAGTAATTCCAAACAAATAAAGATGCCACACTTATCATCACCACCAATACCCGTTGGATTTCCGTCAGGAGTGTAAGCTTTCAGGACATCGTATTGTGTATCATCGAATGTCCGTCCGAAGGTAGGTGGTTTGGGAAGTGTTTGTTCCTTAACAACAATTTCAGGGACCATGGCATGTACAGTATCCGTATGTGCCACAAACATTGGGAAGTAACCGTTAAAGCCATCTTGACGTTTTGTGGCGTAGATGTTGTTCATCTCATCGGTGTAGTATTCTACCCCGTCCATACTATCTAAGACCCAAGAAAGGTATTCTACCATCTTGTCCTCTTGATAGGTTTTTGAAGGAACCGATAAGAGTTCTTTGAAACGATTTAATGTAATGTTGTCCATGTGTCCTTTAATTTGATACAAATATAGTATCTAATTTCTTAACTTCCAAATCGGAAGGGATATTAATTTACCCCTTCCTCAATGGTTACTTCTTCTTCGTTCATCTTCATTTGGTATTCACGTCCGATTTTAATCTTTTGACGTAATACCTCTTCTGAGATGTAATCCTCGATTTTCTCTTGGATTGCTCGTTTGATAGGACGTGCTCCGTATTTCTCATCGAAACCTACGTCAGCCAACATATCTCTCACTTCATCGGTGAAGTTGATGTGGTAACCGAGTTTCTCCAAACGTTTGGTGAGTTTACCCAATTCGATATCCACAATTGAACGTACTTCTTTCTCTTTTAGAGGGTTGAAGACAATCACTTCATCGAGACGGTTCAAGAACTCAGGGGTGAAGTGGTTTTTAAGTTCTTTTTGTAGGAGAGCCTTTTTCAGGTCCTCATCACCACTCATTCTTGCTGAGGTATCAAATCCGACACCCGCTCCGAAGTCTTGTAGTTTCTTCACACCCAAGTTTGAAGTCATAATAATCAAACAGTTCTTAAAGTTGATTTTACGACCGAAACTGTCCGTGAGGTGACCATCGTCCAACACCTGTAGTAATAATGAGAAGATGTCCTTGTTTGCTTTTTCAATCTCATCAAACAATACTACTGAGTAAGGTTTGTTTTTGACTGCTTCGGTAAGTTGACCACCTTCGTTGTGACCCACATATCCTGGAGGGGAACCGATGAGACGTGACATGGTGTACTTCTCTTGGTATTCACTCATATCCACACGGATGAGAGATTCTTCATCTCCGAAGATTTGTTTTGCCAATTGTTTCGCCAAGTGAGTTTTACCCACACCTGTTGAACCCAAGAAGATAAACGAACCGATTGGTCGGTTGGGGTCCTTAATCCCCACACGGTTTCTGCGGATAGCTTTTGAAATCTTTTTGACCGCCACTTCTTGTCCGATAACTGATGTGTTCAGATTACCTTCCAAATCCAAAAGACCTTCCATTTCGTTTTGGTTCAATTTGGATACAGGAATCTTAGTCATGTTTGAAACTACATCATATACCATATCCTCAGTGATTTCTTGACGTTCTTCGTCTTGCTTCTTTTCGAATTCAGCCTTTACCTTATCGAGTTCTTTCAAGATTTTCTTCTCTTTGTCTCGTAAGTGTGCTGCCTTCTCATAATCCTGAGCCTTGACCACGTTGATTTTTTCCTGTTTAATCTGATTCGCCTTCTCTTTGAGTTTCTCAATCTCTTCGGGAAGTTTCACAGAAATCTGACTACGAGCACCCACCTCATCCATGATGTCAATTGCCTTATCAGGGAATTCACGGTCGGTGATGTAACGGTCAGCCAAATATACACAAGCCTCCAATGACTCTTTCGAGTAGTTTACTTTATGGTGCTTTTCATAACGAGACTTTAGGTTATCCAAGATAATCATGGTCTCCTCAGGGGTGGCACCATCCACCATTACTTTTTGAAAACGACGTTCCAATGCTCCGTCTTTCTCAATGTTCTCACGATATTCATCGAGAGTGGTTGCACCGACACATTGTAGTTCACCACGTGCCAATGCTGGTTTGAAGATGTTGGAAGCGTCCAATGAACCTGATGAGTTACCAGCCCCGATGATGGTGTGAATCTCATCGATAAACACAATGATATCAGGGTTATCATGCAACTCGTCCAAGATTACCTTAAGACGCTCCTCAAACTGTCCACGATACTTTGTCCCTGCGACAATAGATGTCATATCTAAAGATACGATACGTTTATCGCTAAGGTTACGAGGACAATCACCTTCGTAAATTTTCATCGCCAATCCTTCAACGATTGCAGTCTTACCACAACCAGGTTCGCCAATGATGATGGGGTTATTTTTCTTTCTACGAGAAAGGATTTGAGCAATACGGTCAATCTCACGGTCACGACCCACAACAGGGTCTAACTTACCTTGTTCCGCTAAACGGATAAGGTCACGTGAGAAATTATCCAAAACAGGTGTTCCTGATTTTGGTCCTCTTTCCTTTTTTCCTTTTGAACTTTCGTTCGGGTCTACAGATTCAATCATAGTTGTTCTTTTTATTTTGACTCTACAAATATAAGACAATTTCTAATACAAAATACACCATTTCCAAAATTGTCAGTTAATTTTCAAAAAACTGACAGAATGTCAGTTATACATTCCTTTTTCAGTTTTGGCATACTTTTCTTTATGGAGTTACAAAGATAATAAAAAAATTAAAACGAACACTATGTTTAACAGAAAAAGTATTTTTGACGAAATTTTTAGAGAATTCGAATCTTTATTCGATAACGTTGAACCAACTTATTACAAGGTGGGACCTAACGGATTTTATTTTACCTACACCACCAAATCAGGTGATAACTCAACAGATGAATTATATTCCTTAAAATCTGAGCTCCAAGATGCTGTTGAGAAACAAGAATTTGAGAAGGCTGTAGAACTTCGTGATAAGATTAAATCATTGGAGGAAAACAGTGAGAAGATTCAAGAGTTAAAGTCGAAACTTCAGAAATCTATTGAAAAGGAAGACTTTGAGAAAGCAATTGAATTAAGGGATAAAATAAAAAAGTTACAGTCCTAAATTAAAGACCCCGAGAAATCGGGGTTTTTTTATATTTATTGGTATGAGAATACCGTGGTTAGATTATATTAAGGAGTTTGGTGATTTAGAGTCAATTGAAAAGGCGTTCATTCAAATGAGAATGGCACTTAGTGACGCGGGTTTTAGTCAAGAAGATTTAACAAGTATCTCATCGGCACCTTTAGAGGTGTTTATGATGAGAGACAATCTTATTCAGAAAATTCAAAACTTAAGAGACGAATTAGAAAAGCACGGTATGTGGGATGATGATGTCAAAAAGAATTTTGATAGTTACATTTCCAGAAAGTTGTCTAAGTTAGAAGATAAATATCCTTTATAATATGGCAATCAAAAGTGAAAAAATCGTAGGTAAACAAATCATCAACGAGATTGAATCTTCAAATCTTATGAAGACCGTTTACGACTTAGACAAAAAAACATTAGTAGCAACATTTAAGAATGGTACTGAGTATGAATATGTTGAGGTACCTCACAAGACTTATACAAAATTCAGATTGGCTGAATCGCAAGGTAAATTTTTCAATACCGAGATATCTAAGAAGTACAAATACAAAAAAATAACAAAGTAAACTTTCTTTGTATTTATATGTTATGGAGCAAAATGCAAGAATTATTTCAAGTTTTTACGTTCAGGATGAATTAAATTCTGAAATTTGGGATACGTTAGAAGATGGGTCTTATGTTATGAAAGATGAGGTTCGTAACTCTCTTCTTGCAATCTCTAATGAATTTATCGATTTTTTAGGTTTAGATATTTTTGTTTCAGATATCACAATGACAGGTTCATTGGCGAACTACAACTGGTCAGAGTTCTCTGACATTGACTTACACATTATGTATGACTTCACTGAGGCGGGTGAACAAAAAGAGTTGTACAAAGAATTATTCAAATTAAAAAAGACGTTATTTAATTCTACTCACGATATTACCGTTAGAGGTTATGAAGTTGAATTATATGTTCAGGACTCCTCAGAACCACATTTTTCAACGGGAGTGTATTCTGTGATGTTTGACGAATGGATTAACGAACCAACACCTGAGAGTGTTACATTAGACGAAGATAAATTAGAAGATAAAGCCAATCAATGGATGGAAATCATTGATACCGTAATTGAGAATGTTTCTGATGATGAGTTAGAAAGTGCATTAGAAACAATAGAAAAAGTCAAAGACAAACTTAAGAAATATAGAAGTTGTGGTTTGGAAAGAGAGGGTGAATATTCCTATGAAAATTTGGTCTTTAAGTTTTTAAGAAGAAATGGATACATTCAAAAACTCTTCGACTTTACAAACGAACTCGTAGATAAAAGATTATCCTTAGAACAAGAAACTAACTCATAACAATACCTAAATATAGGAAAAAATGACAAATCCTATATTTGGGTATATTTATATATAAAAATGTATTATGGCACAAGGATGTAACCCGGCAACGGAATATAAAGCTTTCTCAGGTTCAACTGAAACTGTTCATGCAGTTTATAGTAAAGCCGACGGGACTGAAGTGGTACAATGTAGTACAGTTAAACTCGGTGGAAACGGAGTTTTTAATTAAACAGAAAAAAAACAAAATAGTATAAAAATGGGAGACTTAAAACCTATCGGAAGTGAGAAATTACAGGGTGATGAAAAACTAAGACGCATCATGGAAATTGCTCGCTACAACGAAGTAGAGCGTTCGACTTCGAATGTGAACGAGACTGTTGACTATACAAGACAGTTAGCAGATGGTAAATATTATAGTATTATTCACGAAAAGAATGGATACATCATCAAAACAGGATTGAATGAATCTGAGATGGATTATGCTGAAAGAATCGAAAACAGACGTTATCATTCTTCTTATTCTAAAGCCTTGAAGAAATTGAATCTAATGGCTAAAGAATTAAACACTCTACACGAAAACGAAGAAGGTTTAGAGCTATTCGGTGAGCAAGACAAGAAGTTTGTTTTGAAAACACCAAAACCTGAAGTTGAAGCACCATCACCTGAACCAGAAATGGATTTAGATTTGGACATGGGTTCTGAAGGTGGTGAAGAGGAACTTGATTTGGACATGGATTTAGGTATGGACGATGAAGGTGGTGAAGAATTAGATATGGATTTAGACTTAGACGCTGAAACTCCCGCAGAAGAAGAGGAAATCTCAATCAAAGAAATTCAAAAACTAACAGGTAAATTAGGTCAAAAATTAAGAACTATTGACCAACAAGATGGTTTAACATCAGAAGATATCAAATATGTATTAAACTCTATTATCTCAGCAGTTGATTTAGATAAATTAAGTGAAGAAGATAAAGAGGACATCTTAGAAAACTTTGAAGAGGACGAAATCGACTACGGTGTAGATGATGAAGCCGATTTAGATGTTGATGCTGGTGAAGAATTGGACTTAGACATGGACTTAGATATGGACATGGATATGGAAGAACCAATGGAAGAATCAGCTGAAGTAGGTGAAAGAGTAATGGATGAAATCTTTGCAGAATCTAAAATTGACAAAGTATTATCAAAGTACTTCGTAGTTAGTGACGAAGAAAAAACATTGACTGAATCAAAAAACATCAAAAACTTCTTAGTTGAGAAAATTCAAAAGGTAACTGTAAGAAAAGAAATGAAGTCTATGTGTGAAACAGTAGAACAAGAATTGACTGCAGATTTCTTATTGAAAGAAAATAAAACAATTAAGTTTTTAGGAAAAACAAACAAAGGTAATTTAGTATTTGAGAACGACGGTCAACAGATTAAAGTTTCTCAAAAGGGTGAATTATTATGAATTTAGTATACGTTAACGAACTCGGACCCAATTATAAAGGGGATAACATTTACGAGTTTATTTTTAGTGACGTTGACGATGTATGGGGTGAAGATTGGGACAAAGAACCAGCCGGTGGTAACCCAACTCCACCCCTTATACATTTTATAAAGAAGGTTGGAGTTTTAAGAAACTCAGGTATTGAGTTAAACTTAATCCAAAATTCAGATTTTTTCTCTGTTTATGATGCAACAGAAGGTGTGATAGCCTTAGCATGGGAAGACAGTGAAAGTGAAGCCGTAGTAGATGACAAATACACTAGATTGGTTTTCCGATATGGTGACACAGTCAAAGAAGTGGAAGATAAAATTTACGAGAGAGACATCGTATTAACTTACGAAAAAAATATTGCAAGTCATGAACAATAAGAAAGTTGCAAGTTTATTGAACAAAGGTATCAAGTTCGAAACACTTAAGATGTTGAACGAAACTCAAATTGATACATTATATACTGCCGTAATTGGTGAACAAGAAAGTTTGTCTGATAAAGTACAAGATGTTCAACAATTAAAAGGTGAATTATCACAATTGAATCAAGCAATTGACCAAACCATTCAAAAGATTGGTGAAGAAGAAAATGAAGACGGGTTGGAAGATTTGGCACGTCAAGATTATACTGGTCAAGAAGGTCCTCATGATGAGAAAGACATGGCTCCTGATGGTATGGATGATGATTCAGATAATAACCGTTCAGAAATGGGTGAAGAAGAAGAGGTTAAAAAACAAAATGAAATTAGACAAATCGAAGAATCTATAGTATCTTTGGTGAAGAAATACGTACCAACGACTATGAGTAAGAAAGATTTAATGAATTTATTGGAACAGGGACCTGGTACGAAGGAAGCTCCTGTAAAGACACCTACAAGGACTAAACCTGAAAGGAAGACACCTTATAAGCCGAAACATAAACCGGCTCCAAAAGCGGGTGAAACAGAAACTGCACCTTCGAGAGTTAAACCTGGTACAATTGAAAAACCAGAAAGAAAGACTCCGTACAAACCAAAACACAAACCAGCACCTAAGGCAGGTAAAAAAGAATTACCAAGTTTTTTGAAGTTTAACACATTAAATATACAATTTAGAGATGAGCAAGAAGATTAATGAAGCACCAATTGACTACGGAGATAGACCAGAAAGAATGGCTCCTGATATTCAGGCAAAAATTCAAGGTCGTGAGACTCCGTTATCTGATAATCCCGCTTTGGATATCGATGTGGATGGTGATGGTGTTGTATCATCATTTGAAGAGTTATTGGCGTCGAAAAGATTTAAGGACGTTGTAGATAAGGTAAAACAATATACAGGTATTACTGACATCTCTAATCAAAATGCCTTGATGCAGTTGCAAATGATGTTGCAACGTGCAGTTCAAGATGTTAAATCAATCGAGAACGAAAACGAAGAGTATCTTGAAAACTTGGCCGTTGATTTGGTTAAGAAAGAAATGGCACTTCCTGATGGAGCATTCCAATTCGATGTAGAATTATTATCAGGTATGGGTCAGATTGACACTTCTAAAATGAGACCTTCATCAGAAGAACCTGATGAGGAGGATATTATGAAAATGTTCGGTGATGAGAATGCCGATGATATGGAGGACGACATCGAAGCATTTATGGATGCAATGGATAAGTTTGACATGGAGAAAGCAAAAAGACGTTTCATCAACTCCTTAATTCAAGGAGCGTCTAAGAAAGGTCATTATATGTTCAACTTGGTTCGTGAAGAATTGGACCGTTTGGACCCACGACTACTTAACCTTTACGGTGTGTTAATGTCTATTGCAGATTTGATGTACTGGATTATACCTGATGAAATGACACAGATGATGGCAGGTGAGGGTGAAGGTGTTCAGGGTTCTGAAGAAGTTGATGATACTACTGACCCACCTACAATTAAAGCAAAAGGATTATTCTTTCCTGTTTTACTTCACGAGTTAATCAAAGGTGTGTACGAGGTATTGGGTACACAAGGTTTACCTGACGACCCTAAAGCCGCAGATATGGTTATGGCATCACAAGATACCTTACCTTATGAAATTTGGGATTTAAGATTAGGGCCTGTTATTTGGGAAAGATTCACCGCATCATATCCTGAAGATTTATATGAAGATGATATGAGAGAGATTCAGAATTATTTATTCTCACGTTTCTCAGCATTATCGACAGAAGAGTTCTTCGAGGTGGCTAAAGAAATTATTGGTGACTCAGAAAAAGGTCAGAAGATTGTTAAGAGAATGGTTGATGAAATCGTTGAGGAACTTCGTCAGTATGACTTAGAAGACGCTTTAGGTGATAGTGATGACGAGGAAGATGATGATGAGTTCAGAGACTTCTTAGGTGGTCTCGGAATTGATTTATCATAAATAAATCTTACTTTATGATTTATGGGTTTAAGTAGAGAACAGGTATTGGTCGAGTATGCAAAGATTGTGAAAGATACTTCCTATGCTCTTAAGACCTATCTTCAAACCTACGACAATACACAATCACGTTACGTTCCTTTAGAATTATTCCCTGACCAAGACAGGTTGATATACGACTACGATAACTTTGAGGAGAATATCGCTATTAAGTATAGACAGGCGGGTGTATCTACGGTAACCGCTGCGTGGTCATCTAAAAAGTTGGTTACAGCTAAAAAGAGTAAACCTGAAAAGATTCTAATCATTGCAAATAAATTGGATACATCCATGGAATTTGCGAATAAGATTAGAGCATTCCTTGACCAATGGCCTGAGTGGTTAGGTGTTAAGTTCTCTGCAGATAAGAATTCACAAAGACACTTTAAGTTAACGAATGGTTGTGAGGTGAAAGCCGTTGCAACATCAAAGGATGCCTTGCGTGGTTATACCCCAACAATCCTAATATTTGATGAGGCAGCATTTATCGATGCCGATGATGACTTCTGGTCTGCGTGTATGGCTTCATTGTCTACGGGTGGTAAGGTAATCGTTATTTCAACACCTAACGGTTTTGACCCAATCTATTATTCAATATATGACCAATCATTAAGAGGGATGAACGACTTCAAGATTACCGATATGTATTGGTACCGTGACCCTCGTTATGCCAAAACACTACAACTAATTAAATGTACCGACATTGTTCATTACATGTTGAACCGTGAAGACTATAATGATGAAGAGGTTATTATTGATTATTCAGATATTGACCCAAGAGAAAGAGATTTTGATGAGATAACTAAAAAGTTTGATGAGGGATATAAACCCTATTCATTGTGGTTTGAAGCAATGGCTAAAAAACTTAAGTTTGATAGACGTAAGATTGCTCAGGAATTGGAATGTAATTTCTTAGGTTCAGGGGATAATGTTATTCCTAACGAAACTATTGAAAAAATCAAAGACCGTGAAATCCGTAATGCTGAGAATAAGTTTATGGGTGGTGCAATGTGGCAATGGAAAGAACCAATACCTGGACATAAATACATTATGGGTATTGACGTTTCTCGTGGTGATAGTGAGGATTTCACTACCTTCTGTATTATCGACTTTGATGAGAGAGAACAGGTATTGGAGTACTTAGGAAAGATACCACCTGATGTTGCTGCTGAGATTGCATTCAAATGGGCGACTATGTATTCTGCATTTGTGGTTATTGATATCACTGGTGGTATGGGTGTATCTACGGCAAGGAAACTTCAAGAGATGGGTTACCAAAACTTATATGTTGAAGGTGTTAATGCCGCTGATAAGTGGAAATATAATCCAAAAGCAATGGAGAAGATACCAGGTTTGAACTTTAATAGTAAAAGGGTTCAGATTGTTGCCGCTTTTGAAGAGGCATTGAGACATGGTTACGGAGTACGTTCAACCAGATTATTACATGAGTTGAATACGTTCGTTTATGTAAATGGTAGACCTGACCACTTAAAAGGACAACACGATGACTTGATTATGGCAATGGCTATGGCAATATATGTTGGTGAAAATTCATTCTCATCATTGGAGAAGGTAACAGAACAAACAAAGGCAATGGTTGATAGTTGGATGGTACAAGAAACTCCGATAAAGAATCCTGTTAATGATTATAATCCTACATTAAGTGCGATGAGAAATGACCCATATGGTAGACCTCATCACGGTGGTGCGTCAAAAAGTGATTATGAAAACTATTTATGGTTATTCGGGGGTAGAAAATAAAAGATTTAATTATTGTAGGAAATTACTACTATTTATATAAAAACAAGAAATGGCTGAGAATAACTATACTGTATGGCAGAGATTAACCAAAGTTTTTGGTCCCGATTCTACATTGGACCAACAGCCGCCTGTATACAAATTTGATAAGAAGGAGTTACTTAAAACACCTGACAAAAATGAGTACGAAAGAGAGAAACTTCAAGCTCAACAAACTCTATACCTTGGTCAACAATGGCAGAAGGTAGAAAATAACTTATATACCCAAGCCGTTTATTACGAGCCAACGAGACTCGCAGCATTCTACGATTATGAGAGTATGGAATATACTCCTGAGATTTCTGCTGCACTCGATATCTATGCTGAGGAATCTACAACAGCAAATGAGGATGGTTACATCCTTCAGGTATATTCAGAAAGTAAAAGAATCAAATCAGTCTTAACTGATTTATTCAATAATAGATTGGACATTGATACCAACTTACCGATGTGGACAAGAAACACTGCTAAGTATGGTGACAACTTCGTATACTTGAAGTTGGACCCTGAAAAAGGTATCATGGGTGGTCAACAATTACCAAATATTGAAATCGAAAGATTGGAAAGAGGTATGAAGTCGGCACCAAGTCAATACGGTGTACAACAACCAAGTGGTGAATCAAATGAAGAGGTATTGAAATTCAAATGGAAAGTAAAAGACATGGAATTCAATACGTGGGAGATTGCTCACTTTAGGTTATTGGGTGATGACCGTAAGCTTCCTTATGGTACTTCTATGTTGGAGAAAGCCAGAAGAATTTGGAAACAACTTATTCTATCAGAAGATGCGATGTTAATTTATAGAACATCAAGAGCACCTGAAAGAAGAGTATTCAAAGTATTCGTAGGTAATATGGATGACAAAGATGTCGAACCGTATGTACAACGAGTCGCCAACAAGTTCAAACGTGACCAGGTCGCAGACCCTTCAACGGGTAATGTCGACCTACGTATGAACCAAATGGCTGTAGACCAAGATTACTTTATTCCTGTTCGTGACCCTAACGCTCCGAACCCTATTGATACTTTACCAGGTGCGCAGAACTTGTCAGAGATTGCGGATATTGAATACATCCAAAAGAAATTGTTGACGGCACTTCGTGTTCCTAAAGCATTCTTAGGTTTTGAAGAGGTTACTGGTGAAGGTAAGAACTTAGCATTACAGGATATCCGTTTTGCGAGAACTATCAATAGAATTCAAAGGTCTATGATTCAGGAGTTGAATAAGATTGCAATCATCCACTTATATATCTTAGGTTTTGAGGATGAATTACAAAACTTCCAATTGGCATTAACTAACCCATCATCACAAGCTGACTTGTTGAAGGTGGAACAATGGCAACAGAAGATTCAATTGTATCGTGATGCAACTACTGACCCAGGAAACGGTATCTTACCTGTTTCATCATCATGGGCTAAGAAACATATTCTTGGATTCTCTGATGAGGAAATCAAACTTGACTTACAACAACAACGTATTGAAAGAGCGGTTGCTGGTGAATTGGAGAAAACTCAAGAAGTTATTATCAATACTGGTATCTTTGACAATCTTGACAAATTGTATGGTCAAAAAGGTACAGCACCTGAAGGTGAAGCTGATGCTGAAGGAGGAGACGACTTCGGTGGAGGAGACGACTTCGGTGGTGGTGGAGACTTCGGAGGAGGTGGAGATTTCGGTGGAGACTTAGGAGGAGACTTAGGTGGTGAACCTGCTGGTGAAGTTGAAACTGGTGGTGAACCTGAATTAGCTCCTGAAAGATTTGTTAGAAATAAAGACTTAGATTTAATCTTAGAAGATATGACATTATTTGGTCAAGACGAAACTATTGACCTATCTAAAGGTAGAGAGTCATTAGGTGAGATGGAAGAAAAGTTGAACCAGTTACTCAAATAGTAATATTTATAAATAAAACAATTATGAATAAGTTCGGTGCTATAAAATCAAAGATTGAAAGAACGTTAGTTTCTACTTACGGTAAACAATCTTTTAAGTCTAACCTTCAGGGTTTCAAAAAAAGAATCTTAGGTGACAAAAATTTGGCTGAAGCCTATTACCTTTATGATGAATTAAGTTCACAAAAAGGTTTATCTAAAGAAGTTGCTTCGGTATATGTAAATGAGTCGTTTGAAAAGTTAAATGATATCATCACAAATAACAAAGAAAAAATTGAAGAATTATCTAAGTGGGTTAATGAACTTTTAGATGAATCTGTTGAAAATAATTACGTAGATATTGATAACGTTATTTACGAAAAATCTTTAACTAAATTGGAGACAGTTGTGGAATCAAAATTAAAGATTCAGAGAACACTTTCTGAAACAAAGATTGAAGACGTAATCAAAGAATCAGTAAATCTACCATTGTCTACAATGTTGAAAATTGCATCGAATACTTTCAACAAAGAATATGAAAATATTAGTGAATCAGAGAAAGAGGAATTGAAAGGATTATTATCAATGACTAAAGAGGAGATTACTAAAGAAATGACTGAATTAAAAGAATCAGTTATTGGTAAACTTAAATCTACTTTAACTGAAAGTACTGATACAGAATTAACTGAAAAAGTTAATAATACAATTTCTAAAATTAATGAAAGTAAAAACGATTTAGTTTCATTATACAAACTCAAACAATTACATTCAGGTCTATAATAAAAAAAGGGTTCAGTCTTCTGAACCCTTTAATTTTTCCACATACTTGGCTTTCTGTAATTGCTTTCTTCTCTTTGTGGTTTTTTTCTCGTAGTATCTTCCATCCCTTAAATTATTAAGTTGTTTGGTCTTTATGACCTTATACTTATAATTCTTGAGAGCTCTCTCAATACCACCTTTTTTGTTATCTACTTTTACTACTATCATACTTGACTATTATAATAAATAGTTTTTTTAAGTCAAATTTTGACTGAGGAGGAAAAGTTTCTTATACTTTTATCAACAAATAAACGTGAAGATATATGAAGAATATATGAAAAAAGGTAAAAGTTCGAAATTAAATATTTTCGAAAACGCTAAGTGTAGTTATGGAACTGTAGATGCACAAAACTTAAAATCAATTTATATTTCAATTCAATCATGGATTGAACCAACTGTTGAAAGTGACAATTGGAACAGAATAAACGGAAACTTAAATCGCAACATTAAACATAACTTATTAGAGTGTGTTGACCCATTAATTTTTGAAACACATAATATTGTAGATTTAGACTTAAGAACGAGTGGTATTCAAATGGGTAAAAAATCTTTCATGAATTTAGAGGTTACATTATTTGTAAAAGAACACATGGATTTCAAATCAATTATTTTGAGGGACCGTGTAAAGAAAATATGTAAATCAATCTATTCAGATGAATTGATGTCTTCAGATTATTTTACGTTGTCTAAGACCAAAACGAAAAAGAAAGAATATTTATCTTAAAGACCTTTTTCGTGAAAATCAAAATTACAGAATCACAACTACAAAAATTAAGAAAGGTCATCAGTGAGGCTAACACCGCCATTGATGACCTTAACAATATTATTAACCCGTCTGATTTCACGGTAAATGAGGATTTTACTGTAGTGACTTTTAGAAATGTAATGTTAGAAGGTGATATGGAAGATAATGACATTTCTGTCAGGGTCATGATTGATAAGATTTTATATACTTATGATGGTGAACAAGACGTGACTGGTTTCGCATCGACTTGGGCCCTCAAAGACGTTTATTCAGGAGAAGATTTACCATTAGGTTATGTTATCAATAACAAAGTTGCTGAAGTGATGAATAAAAAATATACAAAGTATATTGGTGTAGAAATAAGTGAGTGGGACATCATTATAGAATAATCCCCATTTCTAAGTATTTATAATAAAGATTTATTCATATGAGAGTTTTAGGACCACAAGATACAGGGAAGGGAATATTGATTGAATGGGATGCAGGATATGTAAACCCACACGATAGCCGTAATGCTGAAGTTATCAAAGAATCGTATGGTCAGTTGGACCACTCGAAACCATTTGAGTTTTATGCTGTATTACAAAAATTCGATACACCAAACAGAAACGGTCGTGTCTACCCTGAAAAAATATTAAGAAGAGAAGCCGAAAGATATCAAGGGGCTATCAATAAAGGTTTATCCATTTCTGAGTTGAACCACCCTGAATCATCATTGATTGATTTGGACCGTGTATCACATCTTATCACTGATATGTGGTGGGAAGGTAATACATTAATGGGTAAGTTAAAATTATTAACTTCACCAGGTTTCCATGATAGTGGTGTTGTTTCGTGTCCTGGTGACCAAGCCGCAAACTTAATGAGACAAGGTGTTACTATGGGTGTATCTTCTCGTGGTGTAGGTTCATTAGCTAAGAAGGGTGAAAGAAACGAAGTACAGGAAGATTTTGAACTTATTTGTTTTGACCTTGTATCGTCTCCATCTACTCCAGGTGCATACCTTTTCCTTAATAAGGACGATAAGGGTAAGTACGAAGAAAACTTAGAAGAGGAAAAAAGACCTGAACCTGAAGCAAGAATTGATGGTGGAATGGGTGCATCTATTGACTTAATGAGAAGATTATCCGATTATTTAGGTAATTAAAAATTTTATAACCATGGATGAGAAATATTTCGTAGCAAAAATTCAGTATGACCTACCTGACGAGAATTCAGGAAAGATTAAAAAAATCAGAGAAGAGAAACTTGTAAAAGGATACAACGTAACAGAAGTTGAATCTAAAGTCACTAAGAAATTCGAGGGTTTCCCACATGATTGGAGAATCACCGCATGTGCTGAAAGTAAAATCGACGAGGTTTACGAATAACAAAAACCAAACCAAAAAATTTAAGAATCGGAGGGTGACTTCCGATTTTTTTGTGCCCTAATATTTCAAAAATGATATTTTTTGTGTTTTCGTAATATTTATAGTATACGAATAAATAAACATTTGCGCAAAAAGTAAAAAATGGCGAACGAAACTAAAAAATCATTAGTTGAAGAGGCACTACTTCAAATGAAAAATTTGGAAGAAGCCGTAACGGAAAATGCAAAAGGAATACTTGCTTCTACAATGAAGGAAGAAATCAGTGAATTAGTAAAAGAATCGCTCTCTGAGGAAGAGGAGATTGAAATGGTCGACATGGAAGAAAGTTCAAAAATGGAAGAAGGGTCAGAAATGGCTGAACAAGAAATGGAACTTGACATGGAAGACGGAGAAGAGGAAATGGACATTGATATGGACATGGAATCTGATGAAGATTCAGAAATGGAAGACGAAGGCGAGGAGATGGACATGGAAGACGTAGAAGATATGTTGATGATGGACTTACCTGGTGATGAGTTGGAAGTTGATGATGAAGAAGAAGTTCTTTTACCTCTTGATTTAACAGGAGCATCTGACGAGGAAATCTTAAAGGTTTTCAAAGCTATGGGTGAAGAAGACGGAATTATCATCTCTCAAGATGGTGACGATGTTGTACTCAAAGACGAAGAAGCTGACGTTGAATACAAAATCCAAATGGAATCAGAAGAGAAAGAGGAAGAAATGGCTGAGGAAGTATCTGAAGAAGATATGGATGAAGTTGTTTACGAAATCGAAGTATCTGAAGAAGACGATATGGACGAAGAGTATAAAGAAGAGGAAATGGCTGAAGGTAAGTACGGTATGAACAAAGGTGACGAATACCACAGAAAAGATGTGGATGGTCACGAGGAAGAAGACGGTAAGTACGGAGCATTTGAATCTGAAATGAAAGAAATGTCTGACAATGAAGCTGATATCAAGAATGATGAATATCATATTGAAGATTTAGAAGATGACATTAAAGACCGTGAAGAGAAGTCTGAAGGTGAAGCTGTTGAAGGTATGGTGAGAAGTCACGCTGCTGGACAGAAAGCGTCTTCTGACAAATCTAAAGGTTTACCAAGACCTCATTCAGTACCAAACAAAGCTCGTTTGGGTGAAGGTACAGAAAAAGAGTTACAACAACTTAGAGAAAAGAATGAAGAGTACCGTAAGGCACTTAACATCTTCAAAGAGAAGTTGAACGAGGTTGCAGTATTCAATTCTAACTTGGCTTACGCTACACGTTTGTTCACAGAGAACACTACCACTAAGCAAGAGAAAATCAATATCCTCAGAAGATTCGATTCAGTAGAAACATTGAAAGAATCAAAAGGTTTGTATAAGACTTTGAAAGAAGAATTCGAAAGCAAGGAAGCTAACACAATCTCAGAATCTATGACTGAGAAAGTAAGTAAGACTCCATCTAAAGGTTCATCAGCAAATCTTATCGAATCTAAGACATATGAGAATCCACAATTCATGAGAATGAAGGATTTGATGTCAAAAATAATAAAATAAAATAAAACTTAAAAATTACTAAAAATGGGAGCATTATTAGAATCAGGTCTTGTTGGTAACATCGGTCTTAAGCACTTGAAAGTTATCAAAGAAGACACAATCAACAAATGGGACAAATTAGGTTTCTTGGATGGATTGAAAGGTCACTTGAAAGAAAACGTGGCACAATTATACGAAAACCAAGCGTCTCACTTAATCAACGAAGCAGCAAACGCTTCTGACTCAGGTTCATTCGAAACTGTAGTCTTTCCTATCGTTAGAAGAGTATTCTCTAAATTATTGGCTAACGATATCGTATCTGTACAAGCTATGAACTTACCAATCGGTAAATTGTTCTACTTCGTACCTAAAATCCAAAACAGAAACTCTGATGGTACACACGTAGCACCATTCGGTGCACCTAACGGTCCATCTACTTCAGATTCAAACTACGGTAGTGGTAAGAACTTGTACGACCGTTTCTACGAAGGAGAAACTCCAAATTCAGACCCAGCAGGTTTGTTTGACTACTCAAAAGGTGCTTACACAGCATTGACTGACACATTGGTTCCAGTTAAATGGGATGCAGGTGCATTGGTAGCAACTACTTTGGATGACGTATTGGGTGGCGCTTCTGCTAATGTAAGAAGCTTGTTGTTCGCATTGTCAGGTTTCTCTAACGCAGGTGCTGGTAAATTAATCGGTCCTGATGGTCAGGAAATGGATAATGAAGACTTCTTGGCTTCATTGGAAACTTACTTTGATACAACTGATGATGTTTACTATAACTTCAGAGTAGTAACTCAGAAATATGGTAAAGGTATCGTACAGTATGGTGAAGAAGTAGCAGCACCATTCCCAGGTTCAGGTCCAGGTGGTAAGTATGACGACATCTGTGATGCTAACGGTATCATCTACTTAGAGTTAGACCTATCAACTCCAGCAGCTATCGGCTCTACGTCATTAGACGGTTACACAGGTACTACAGTTGCTTCAGGTGCTACATTCACAGCATCATGGAGAAGATACGAAACTTTAGAATTCGAAGATAAAATCGGTGAGGTATCTTTCGACCTTGAAGCAGTTACTGTTTCTGTAACAGAAAGAAAATTAAGAGCACAATGGTCTCCAGAACTTGCACAAGACGTTTCTGCATTCCACAACATCGACGCTGAAGCTGAATTGACAGCTTTATTGTCTGAGCAAGTGGCAGCGGAAATCGACCGTGAAATCTTAAGAGACTTGAGAAAAGGTGCAGCATGGTCACTAAGATGGGACTACAACGGATGGAAGAGAGTATCTAACGGTTCAGTTAACTACAACCAAAAAGACTGGAACCAAACGTTGATTACTGCGATTAACCAAATCTCAGCTCAAATTCACAAATCAACTCTTAGAGGTGGTGCTAACTGGATTGTAGTTTCTTCTGAAATTTCTGCAATCTTTGATGACTTGGAATACTTCCACGTATCAAACGCAGCACCAGACCAAGACCAATACAACATGGGTATTGAGAGAGTAGGTACGTTATCAGGTAGATATCAAGTTTACCGTGACCCTTACTTCCCACCAAACACTGTATTGTTAGGTCACAAAGGTTCTTCTTTATTGGATACAGGTTACGTTTACGCACCATACGTACCATTACAGTTGACACCTACAATGTATAACCCATTCAACTTCACACCAATCAAAGGTATCATGACTAGATACGCTAAGAAGATGGTGAACAACCGTTTCTACGGTAAGATTACAGTTGATGGTGTTAGAACTTTCGACTTAAGAGAATTGAGATAATCAATATCTTATATGATACAAGAAGGGGACCATTCGGTCCCCTTTTTTATTTCCACGGTTTTGGTCTATAGTCCTGAGAGACTATCATTTTTAGAATATCCCTTTCTACTCTAAGGGGTTGAAATTCGTCACCGTCAGAAGGATGGTGACCTTTAGCCATAGCTCTACGTATAATCATTTCAATTTCAATTATACGTGAATTCATTTCTTTTTTGTCCATGTCAGTAATTTTTAGGCAAAATTTTTTAGAGCATAAAAATGGGGAGTAAAAACCCCCCATTCCCAACTAAACTAAAAATTATTCCTCCGTTTTTACTTCAGGTTCGCCAGTAGCTTCCTGAGGCTGACTAGAAGGATTAGTCAATGTTCTAATTGCTTTTGATAATGTTTCAGTTTCTTCCATTCCATAAGCACCTCTTGTTTGTGCTGCTCGTGTTGCTTGAACCAAGATATATAATCCTTGGTCAGGGGTCATGTTAGAGATGAAACTATTAAGGTCATCCATGTTGTTGTAGTTGATTGTGTTAAACAACTGTCCAATTGGTTGAGGACCTTCTTCTTGTGTTGTTTCTTCTTGTGTTACTTGGTCTACTGTTTCTTCAGTGACTTTAGTTTCTTCGGTTTTTTTAGTTTTTGCCATTTTTGGAAATATTGTTTTGTTTATCTATTTCTGAATATTTATTAAATGTATATCAAAAGTATACGATTGTCAAGTTATGAGTAAATACATTTTAAGTGAGGATTTAGCGGTTTGGTTCGGAAAGAAGAAGAAAAAGAAAGGTTCATCTCAACCTAAGGGTCCGTGGGTTAATATATGTAAGAAGAAGAAAGGTGGGGGTCACCCTCCTTGTGGAAGAAAAGATGCCGATGAGGGTGGATACCCTGTATGTAGAGGAGCTGGTGTTGCAGGAAAGATGTCACAATCAGAAAAAGACTCAGCATGTCGTAGAAAAAGAGAAAAGGAAAAGAAAGATACTCAGACAGGTAAAGGTCAAAAGCCGACACGTATCAAAGTAAAAAACTACAAAAAAGAGTCTATCGACCCTAATTTGATTCAGAATGTGTTACAGGAATTTATTCAAGTGAAAAAAACTATTTCTGAAGATTTACAATACCATATTGATAATAACATACCATTGAGTGAGAAT